GCTGATAAATAATAATTTTCGATACCTAACGATGAAAATATTTTTGTTGGTTGTGTTTTCATAATTTCTTTTGTTGTCCAACCTAAAAATAAAATATTTTCATCATCTATATATTTAGCTAAAACAAGTATATCAGCACAATAATTTATTTCCCATTTTTTCACTAACAAATTGTATGGTTTTTTAGCTGTTTTAATATCAAACGTTTTTATTTTTTCACCATTAATTTTTATTTTAAAATCAATATGTCCATCACCGTTTGGTTTAATTTCTAAATCAGGTTTTAAATTATATCTTTTACCAAAAGCTACTTCACCACATATACCAATTATATCTTCAGTATTAGGATTATCATAATATCTTTTTGTTCCATTTGGATGTGCATTCTGTCTCGCTTCACCTAATTCTTTACTCATACACTAACACTATTAGCATAATATTATGCTAAATCATCAGCACCAATCTCTTCATTTTCTTCTTTAGTCATATTAAAATCACTAAAATCAGTATTCAATTTATCCAAAATAAATTGCTTGTTTTTTGCTTTATATTCAGTTAACTTATCAGGATTCCAATATCCATGTGATGTTGATGCCAGTTTTCCTATTTGTTCAATACCATTAACTTGATTTTTCTCACACTTAACTTTAGCTTCTATACCATACTGATATGTCATTTTATTTCCTCTATCAGTTATTTCTGCATTTAATTTAGCTGTCCCATGTGTCAATATTCCACCAAAATGAAGAATTAATCTAGCCCCATAAAAAAATGCTTCCCCACCTTTATGTTTAATAACATTATTCATACCATCAAACCAAATTTTTTGAACGGCAAAAAACGTGTTAGTAAATTCACAATCACTACGTTGAGAATCAGAAATTCTAAAGTTAAGAATTGATTTAAAGCTAGTTTCTAAAGCACCAGCATTCCACATGTTATTTTTACTTTTAGATTTAACACATTTGAAACAATCAATTGAACCTATTGAATCCCATAAAAAACATAAATTTCTTGGTAACAAACCATTTTCTTGATCATCTAAACACTCATCCATAAATCTAGCAATATCTTCAATCACAGGTTCATTTCTTACAGCAACTACTTTGTTTTTACATTCATCATAATCATACATTTTATACATATCAAGTAATTTTCTGTTACTTATATACATAAAATCACCAACATAATCAGTGTTACCATTATCATCAGTAACTTCTTCAAATTCAACACCAATATTTTTAGCATGTTCCCAATTAAAATTACCTTCTGTGTCAAAAATAATAGGTAAATCACCAATTTTATTAGCACCAACTATCGCTTCATAAATTGCTGTTGATTTACCTGTGTTACTATACCCTCTAGCTAAAGCAGTGTAACCTCTTGGTACTCCCGGAATACCCAAAGCATCTTGATACGCTTCAGATAATGGAATCCAACTTAAATCTTTAGGTTTTGATGTTCTTGTTAATCCTTTAGTTTTTTGATATTCTCTTATGTCAAAAGATTTTTTTTCAATTACTGTTTTTGACGGTTTTTTAGCCATTATTTTTCATTTTTTCCCTTTTTCGTTATTTTTTAGTACAAAAAAAAGGCAATTTCTCACCTTTTTTTGTATTTTTTATTTTAATTTAATTAAAACGGTAAATCATCAGATTCATCATTTGATGAATTAGTTGTTTCTCCATTACTTGCTGGCACAATATTAGATTTAACAGCTTCAACACCTACGTTTAACTCAGCTTCTAAACCATCCCCTTCAGTTTTCAACGAAATTTTATCCACAAATTTCTTAGCATCCTTATCCCAAGCTGGTACGCCACCTTTAACTATGATTTCTAAATAATCATATGTCCTAACAGCATAAACATCTTCCCAAGTTCTAGTATCTGATAACCATAATGCTTTCTTTTCAGCGTTATCTGTTAAAGGAGTTGAGTCTTGAGCTGTTATTGATGAAATAACTGGGTTGTTATTTTGATCTCTTTGGATTGTTATAGACAAATCACGACCATTCTCTGGATGTGTTACATCTCTATCTTTTTTAAGTGCTGATAAAATTCCATGTATCTTATCAAAAGTACCGCTTTTACGATAATCATGGTTAAATCTCCAAAATTTAACACCTTCATCTTCATTTGCTCTGTCAATAACCTTAACAACATACATCATTCTAGCATTATATTTTTTAGCTAATTCTTTATCTGAATCTTTGCCTGTTGATAATAAAAGTTCACGAGCTTCACAAAAAGGACATGGTTCATTTTTTTCATGTTTAAGACATGGAAATGTTCTAGTTTGACCCTCAACTTTAATTCTATGACCATACATCTCAACAAATGGACTAGAACCATTCTGTGTTGGTAATATTCTTATTTCTTTTGTTATTGTCTTAAGACCATCTTCTAAGAAAGTATTAAAATAATTTTTTAAATCATAAACCTTAGCTTCTTTATTTTCATACTTAGGTTTATTGTTGTTTTCGTACTGTGCTAACATTGCATCCAATGCATTTGTAGCGTTTTTGTCGTTAGTCATTTTGTTTGTTTTTTATATATTTATTTGTTATTTTTATTTAATATTAAGTTATACAAATATACTAAAAAATCCTTAAAAGTCAAGCCATTCAAGGGTTTTTATTTAAAAATAATTAGTTTATTTTTACATATTTTTCTACAAATATACGAATGTTTTTCCATGGATGCAAGTAAGTTGGTGAAATTATTTTAACAAATAAAAAAGCCACAAATTAAATTTGTGGCTTTTAAAATTTAAATAAATAAAATTTTATATATCTTCTTCTTCAAATTCGTTTTGGTTAACTGAAAAACTATTTTTCACTCTACTATCACTATAATCAGAATCAACAACATTTTTATCTAAAACATATTCTTTTTTTTCTGGTTTATCATTCATCACATTATACGGACCTTCTTTATCAGCCCAATAGTCTGTTAATTTTTGACTATATGGATACGAACTTAATGATCTCATTTCTAATTTTTCAACAGGTGTTGGATTCCTTTTTATTATCTCTTTTTCTAAATCATCAATTTTAGCTGTAACTTTATCCATGCTAGCAACACGAGTTTCTAAATCTGAAAGTTTTTTCAATAAAACCTCAGAATTATGACTTGCTATGTCAGCTGAATGTTTAGCTTCTTCAGAACCTTTAACCAATGAAGTTACATCAACCTCAACATCATTAGATGCTGGTGCTACTTCAGGTGCTGGTTTTTCTTCTGGTTCTGAACTTGTTTCAGGTTCTGGGTCGGGTATTTCTCCTGATACTTCATCATCATTATTATCAACACCAAGATCATCAGCTACTTTTGAAGCAGCATCATTTGCTTGCTTATCATCTTCAGAACCAACAGGTTCTAAATCACTAGGAGCTTCCTCTTCTTCAATATCACCTAAAATTAAATCTTTATACTCTGGCAATTCTTTCTTTTCTTGATAGAAATCATATTCAGATAATAATTTAAACTTATTTAGTTCTTCTTTTAATAAATTTGGGTTAAATTTTTTCATTAAACCTTAAGTTAATAATTGTCTACCATCTTCGGTAATTATTTTTTTGTTAATCCTCTCAACAATACTTTTATCACCTTTTATTACACAAACACCAGAAGTGCAATCTAGATTTGGGTTTTGGTTTTCAGTATTTAAAAAACCATCTAAAGCATTAGATAAATTGTTTGGGTCTTTTTTCGTTTCTTTATTTTCCATAATAATCAAAATTTAGCCTATTATTTCTATATAAATATCCCAATTTAATTAAAAAACCCTATTAATGTTGAAAATTGTGAGATTATCACCATTTGCTAATATCAATTTATTTTGATATTCAGACCATTCTATTTTAATGGTTTTATAATCAGTATTACCTATAGAACCAACAATATTATCAATTAATTTATTTAATGCATTAATAGTATATAATGTATCACCTTTTTTGTGTATAGGTATCGCATTAGGAAATAATTCTTTTAAATTTAAATATTTCCCTTCAGGTATAACAATTTTAAATGTTATAATTAATTTAGATTCATCATCTAAATTTTCATAACAAAAAATTTTATCTTTAGTAATGTTAAATTTAGCTTCAAGATAATTAATGAACCAATCCAATCTTTCTGGAAAAATAAATGATGCTAATAAAATTGTTTTATCCATTGTCTATAGAATATAAAAAAGGTATGTACCGTACTTGATTACCAATAATCTCAACAGTTTTTTTATATTCTATAAGTATCATTTCATTATCCAAAAAACAATAACTAATTTCTTTTATTTTATTTTTTATTTTATCAATTCGTAGGCCAATATATTTTAATAATTTTATATCAATACCAAATATTATACCGTCACCATAAAGATATATCATATCCTTATGAATGTATGAAAATATTTTATTCAAAGATAAGATTTTTTTAACGATTTTAACCATAGATACTTTGTTGTATTGTATTGGGTCAACAAAAACATATTTCACATTATTAACCAAATCGTTAAATACTTTATACACAAACCAATTTAAATCTTGAAGAGATTTATCTCTTTTTTCAGTCCTTTTAAAGGTCCAATATAAATCATCATTAATTTTAGGTTTTGTTATATCAAAATCACTAAAATGTTTATTTACATAATCAAAACCAATAATTAATGTTGGTAATCCATGAATGATATCATTCATGGATTCAACAACATTAAAGTACTTAGAAACACTTATTTTTTCTGATGAAACAATATTAGCTAATATCGGCATTATGCAAATATACTAATTTTTAATTAATTTACCAAATTAAAACCAATATTGCTTTGGTATTTCAGCTTTCCAAGTACCCGATTTCTTACCATTTCCAAAATACTTAGTATCTTTAAACATATTGTCAATATAGTTATTACCATTAAATACCCCCCAATTTCCAAAAACTGTTTTATCACCAGTATATTGATTCTGCCATAAAAT